AAAAGTTTTTAGTTCGTGAAAAACACGATTGGAGTGTATATTAATTAGTTTGTTTCTAACGTACTCCTCCAATTTGGCTACAATTAGCGGTCTTGTCTTAGTAGATGTCGTGAAACCTAGGACTGCTCTGTTGTCTCCTTCGGCTAGATATGACTCTACATATTCATGAGTTGATTTGATAGAGTAGTATATTTTGTTGTAATTCATCTCTTTGAGCTTTTCGAGTACAGCTATACCAATTCCGTTGTTCTCAACAACTAGGAGGCAAGTTCCATATTCATTGCCTGCTGAATACAATATGCCGGCGTACATGTCTAGGTCCGGTTTCCCTTGATACTCGGCGACAACGGTCATGTTGTCTACTCTCAAGATATGGAAACAACTAAAGTCTGCACCATCGCCTCGAGCAACATCAGCAACCAACAAGTACGGCACGCCTTCTTGATACTTCTCCCAGATCCAATAGTTTCGGTCATATCCAGTTTTGTAAACGGGTGCAGTAATGTTTTCATGAAGACGTTGCAAGTCTTCTGGATTTATCACCGTTTCACCAGACGCATTAAAGGAACACTCCAGCTCCTGTGCGATCTGTCTCTTGGACATGTTTCTAGTTTCTTTCTCGAACCATTCATCGTCTCTGTCTGGGTGGACGTCCCAGTTTAATTTTGTTGGAAAGAAATCGTTCATTGAGTTCTCAGATTCCGTATAGGTTTTGTGGAACCAATTTCCAACGCCGTTAGGGGTGCTCAGAGCGATACAGCGGCCCCCTGTAGACAAAGTAGGGTAAAGACCCGTCCAAAGCTCTTCGAGGCCGTCAACGAACGCTGCCTCGTCTATAATGAGCAATGATAAAGCTTCCGAACGACCAGCATCTCCTGATGTGGTTCCAGCTTTTACTTGAGAGCCATTTGTAAGTTCAAATGACTGCTTGTTGTCAACTGAGATCTTCGCGATCAACATCCACTGTGGAAGGTTGCGGAAGATCATCTTTACTTTCTTTACAAGGTTTGTTGCTGTGGATAGTTTAGTTGCGATAACGAGAACGTTCTTTTCTCGATGGAACAACATGAACCAAGCAACATAAGCAGCCGAGATCGTTGAAATCCCGAGCTGTCTTGCCTTTAAGATTACGTTAAAACGATAATCGTTGAAGTTCTTAAGCATCTCCTTCTGATAGTCGTACGTCTTGAACGGAATTTGACCATGCATAGGGTGAGAGATCTTGCAGTAGTTATCAATGAAGTATTGAGGATCCTTACCACACTTTACAAGTTCTTTAACAATTTCATTTTTTGTGAGTTTCATTTAGCCTCATATTGAAAAAATCGGTTGATTTTTCTTCTTCACACGCTTTCTTTGTGGGTCGAAAGCATCTCCGATATCAACATCATGAGATCTTAATACATCAAAGTTGGTGACTACATTAGTACCTTTTTTGATATTATCAAGTAATGTAATTAGTTTCATTACGTACTTTCTATCATCTTGTAGCATGCCTTTGCCGATGGGGCTCTCCAATAAGTCCTTTGCTTCTTCGACGCTTGACCACTTACCGGTCAATAGCATGTTCCGAATCAGAGTCATTATATTTGAACTAGTTCCTATTGTATCACCGCGTGAGAACTCTTTTGGAACTGGGTGAGCTTTTGATGTTCTGATATCATCTGGAGCAGGGATTTTGCTTATATCAAATCTTTTGTAGGCTTTATTCTTAACAATAGAGCTGAATAGCTCTCTATCTAGATCCATAAGTCCCCGATACAAATTGTTTGACGATGCCCTAAATTTGGCGAGGTGTCTAGATTGTGAGCGGCTTAACGTGTTTCTTCGACCGCTTGAAAGATCCTTGATCCTACCATCAAAAACTCGAAGATAGTGCATCCCTTCAAAAATTGTATTTAGTTTTTCAACTTGATCTTTTACCAAATTGTCCTCAAAAACTCTAAACAGACTATATGCTTCATTAATTTTTTTTATGTCATCTTGAATGAGCAGGTTGGTTATAACTTTGTAAATTCTTGATGGATTGAGTTTACTAGGTTTCTTTTCTATTGTTTCTTCGGAAGAGGGTTTTGGCTTATCTTTTTTGAAGAAGTCAAAAAAGCCCTCTTCCAAGGACTGTTCTGCTAGCAGAGATTCAAGCTCTTCCTTAATGAGACTCCGCAGTGATTCGTTGGTGAGTCTCATTTCTTTTGATTATCTGATGCCTTGATCTTTTCGTTTTGAGGGCGCTTTGCTTTCGCTGCTTTCAAAAATTTCTTTGTAATATCTCGAGTGGTATCTTCTGAAGGAGCAACGATTTGATCCATCTTGAGTCCACCAATCTTGTAGTGTTGATACGCTTGAACAAATGTGCGAACGTGCGATGTTGACTGAACGATAATCTGTGGTTCGCCTTTGGCGGTCAACGATACGGACTTACCAGTAATTGTTTTGTATTCTTTTTGCAAGAACTTCTTTACTTCATTGATGGTGCGAACGATGTCGTTTTCAAATCCGTTATCTTTGAGTTCTTTCATTCTAACATCTGATTGATAGTTAATGATCATAGAGTCTCCATAGAACTTAACCTTGAATCCGTCAATGCAACGCTTGTCAAGAAGAGGAATTCCTTCTTCTCGCTTAAGTCCGGTCTTGCGAATCTGCCCATCAAGAGAATAGTTTTCCATGTTCTGGGCGCCATCATATGACCCGTTAGCTGCAGCTTGTGCGAGTCCTTCAATAATTTCTAATGTTTCTTTGCTCATTTGTTATCTCCCTTGTAAGATGTCCTGAATGAAATTGATCAATGCTTCTTTCGGAGCGATTGCTGAATCGTACTGGTTTTGAGGATCGTCCATATAGTTCTTTTCATCTTCAATGTCTTCTTGAAGTTGTTCAATTTTCATTTGAAGCTCTTCGTCGCTGTAGCTACTAAGACGACTAAGCATTCCTTCGTCTCGAGCATCTTCGTAATCACTTACAGCCCACAGCTCTTGTGGAATTTGTCCTTGAAAACGATCTGACTCATTCATAACGGCATCAAGTTCTTCTTTGATGATTCTTTTTAGTGTTTCTTTATTTAGTTTCATTTGTTTGGTCTCCAACCTTTTTTCCATCTCTCTTCGCGGCCTTCTATCCACTGTATGTAGCACTTGTTGCAACAACCAAATTTCGTCATATATAAATCATCGACGGATTTGAATGAATACGTGTTGCATGTTGGGCATGAACGCTTCGATTCTCTATTAAGTAGTTGTTTTGAGATTAAAACTCCATCCAAGTCTTCTTTCTCGCTCTCGGCTTTATCGTGCCGATAGTTTGACTTAAGCTCTTCAAGATATTGCTTTTCTTTATCATCATCCCATTGGGACTTGGGGTTCACAACTGCTTCTTTACCATACTTCTCAGCGATGGCTTTTTCAACCTTTATGGCGTAATTTGGATCTTTACTCATTGAACACTCACGTCTATTTTGTTAACAGCATAATAAGTCAGTAGTGATGCTGTGGTGCCGAGTGCAAATCCTCCAAAGAATACCCATGAAGATCTCTTTGTACTCGAGTATCTTCTTAGGGCTTCAATCTCTTCGTCTTTGATTTCGACCATCGCATCGTACTTCGCTTGTAAAGCTTGCTTTTCAATGTCTAAATAGTCAATTTGGTGCTGTTTTTCCGCAAGTTGAAGAGAAAAATCAAGAGCGGAATTGATTGTACACTGAGATTCGGCGAACTCTTTCATTGTGATTATTGAGACAACAGCCTCATCATTGAAAAGTCTACCAGCAAAAGGAGCCGCCTCTCCTTCGGACAAAGGAGTCATAAGCGGCTCAGCAAATGCTAGGGCGGTGAGAAACCAAATCATTTTAGTTTCGCGATGTTTAGTTCTTTCATTAAGATCTTGTCAATCTCTTCTGGGTCTTCTTTAGCCAACTCAATGAGTTCTAGTTTTCTGTTGGCTGCTTCTCTCTCAAGTTCGGACTGCGCAGTTTTAGCTTGTTTTCTCAGTGCGATTCTTGAGTTGATATATTTCTGATGTGCCTTTGCGAGTCTCAGCTTTTCTTCAACTGATATCTCTTTAAAGACTTTCATCTCTTTTTCTTTTGTCTCGACAATGTCTTCGACCATTTCCTCGGCGGCAACTTGTTTTTTGCGACCAAGAATAAAAACCGTCAACACAACGAGTCCTGAAACTACAAGTTCCCACTTGTCCTTAATCCAATCCCACATCATCCGTTCCTCCATGCTGTAGCGAAATCAATAGCGGTTTGGCCACCGATGTAAGTTATAGCAATCATGCCCCACGTATCAGAACTCAAGTCTGAGAAATACATTAAAGCAGTTGCTACTGCGAATACTAAAAGCTTTCGAGAGATAAGTTTCTCTTGAACAGAATCGAGCATCCCTTTGTCTTCATTTTCCATAATAAATCCTCCAAAAGAATGCTCTAAATAGTTCAACTATCTACAAATTGACGTGTGCATATCCATCGACTTTATCAATTTCGATTGTCTTATCGACTACATCCTTGAGAGAATCTAGGTGAGTAATCAACAACACAGTCTTGAATTGAGCCTTAATCATTTGTAGCAGTCTCGTGAAGCCTTCCATGTGCTCAGCATCGAGAGCAGTGGCCGGTTCATCAAGAATAAACCATGATGGCTTAGGCAAAGATGATACGGATATGAGAGCAAGACGGATAGCCATAGAAGCAATTGTTTTTTCAGCACCAGATCCCATCGACATAGGTCTTGGGTCATACTTCGGGTGTTGCAAGTACACCTCCAACTTGTCTCCATCGTTATCAAAGAATACTTCGAAGTCTACGATAGAAGAGAGAATCTTTTGAATCTCCGCATTGATGACGGGCATCATTGACTTGATCACCTCGTAAGAGATACCGTTAGCATGTGTGGCTTGCACAAACAAGTCGTATGCGATGTAGTCTCTCTCTGCTGCTTTGATTTGTTGTATGCGCTCTTCTGCTTCTTCGATGGTTCTCTTAGCAGATCCCTTCTCCGACATGTACTCAAGGACCTTTACTTCACACTTCTTAATCTGATCTACTTTCAAAGATACAGTTTTATTAATTGCTTGTAGGTCTCGACGTAATGACGTAAGGTTCTCGTATGCCTCGATGTTATCGTTGTAGTACGCAATGTCTGCTTCATAGTCTTGAATGCGACGCTCCATAAGAGACACCTTGCCTTCACAGTTTTCCCATTGCAGAGACATGTTCCGAACCTCAGACTGCTCTTTTGTAAGGGCGTCACGCTGAACTTCATAGTCTTGAACAACTGCTCTAGAGTAAACTTCGTTGATCAAAGATGCTTTCATTTTCAAATCAAGCATGGAAGAGTTGAGGCGTTCGATATCCTGCTCTACCTCGACAATCGTCACCTTCGCCTCTTCTGCTTTCTTTACGAACTCATTGTTACTGCAGAATTTACAGTCCGGGTCATACTCGTGGTCATGAAGCATATCGATCTTTGATTGAAGCCTAGACTTTTCTCGCTTTGCTTTGTCAACAGACTTTTGAGTCTCTTTCATTTCTGATTTGATAATCTCCAAAGCATCAAGTTCTTCTTGAGCGGTGGTTGACTCTTCAAGCAAAGATGGTAATCTAAGCGTCAAATCTTCAATCCTAGAACGTTTTGTAGCGATCTCGGTAGATAGCCTATCCATCTCTTTAGAGTTGCTTGAAAGCGATTTACGAGCCTTTGAGAGCAATGATTTAACATCGTCTACATCAATCTCTTTTTGTGACGCTGCTTCAACTTGATCTTGAATCAGTTGTTGTTCTTCTTTAAGTTCGGTCAATCTGCTCTTGTGCTTTTCGCATAGGGTCTGTTGCTGTGTGATATCTTCGATGATTTCTTGGAATTCGTCATTGGCTCTTGCCAACTTCTTCTCCCAATCAACAGAATTGAGGTGCTTGATAACACCTCGCATCTCTGACGAATCAGCTTTCGCAAGCTTATGCATTTGATCGAATATTTGAAGATCGAGAAACTTCGCAAGGATTTCCTTACGTTTAGTCGAGCCTTCGTTTACAAAACCGAACGAATCAGTCTGGGCTGCAAGAGAAGTCATCATAAAGTCTTCGAGAGTACCAAATGTTTTCCGGATGTTCTCATCGGTCTTGTTTCGAGTGTCTCCGTTCTTCGACTCTGCTTGAGTCCCAAAATTGTACTTTGTGAAGTCTAGGTCTGTTTTGGCTGACTGGACTTCCCTGCCTTTAGACTTTGTGGTTGTTTTCTCGAGGCTTCGAGCAATTTTATAAACATCATCGCCGACAGCGATCTCGAGCTTACAAGAAGCTCTTTCTTTGTTTTGATTGATGATATGGACATTCTTTCTTTCTCCTTTGGATGTCGTGTTGAAAAGACCAAACAAGGCCGCATCGATGATAGAGGACTTACCTGAGTAGTTCTTACCAAAGATACCGACAAGTCCATTGATCTTTGTGAAATCAATAGTGTTGCCCTTTCCGTAGTTAAATAGATTGTTCCAAGTCATTTTACGAATATCCCACAAAACGTTGCGAGATACTTCGTTTCCGTTAGACACCTTCTTCAGGTAGTCTCGAGATAACTCCAAGACTCTATCTTTGACTTGTTGTTCGATTTCCTTATTTTTTAAGAATTGCAACAAAAACTTTTCTTGGTTCTTCTCATCTCGCATGTTTATGGATTTACCCATAGCATTGCCGTTAGGATCCGTGAGAGAGCCGTGAGCGGCTTTGTTAACGAAACTAACAGTATAGGGGCTCCACTTAACTTGAGCGTAATCACAAGCCCTCTTGAGCTTCGCAACGGGCAAGTTGTATTTGGAGACCAATCGCAACCTAGATCCTCGAGGGACATCTCTCTT